ACCTTGTAATGCAGCAACCTGCATAGCGCGAGCATTTTCACGGTCTTTATAAGCGAGTTCTTCAAGTTCAAACTCTCGCTCATGCATAGCTTGCTCAAACTCAATTAATTTATTTGGATCAGTTTCTAATTGAGATAAGGCGTGTTCAGGCGATTTTGAACCTGTTACTTGCTGGGCAATAGCGACAACTTTTTCAGCAACAGCTTCGCCATTATCCCCGCCAATCCAACGACCTATCTTTTTATCTAAGCCAGTTAATTTAGCAAGGCCAAGCGCAATACTAATAAAACCCATTGTTACTCCTAAACTTTAACGATGCGAGACAACCAACCAAAAGAAAAAGCTTCTTGTGATTCATTGTTCTCAGTAATGCCGACACAAAACGCAATGCGTAAGCCATTTAATGAACAAGCCAAAACAAATAAACCGTGCTTACCACGCTTACGAGCAAATCCATCTAATGCTGTAATTGTTTTCTGGCCAACTAAACCATCCACTGTTAAATCAGGATAATAACTACCTTTGTTATTCAGTGAATTTAATAGCCGCTGAAAATGAATTCCTGCTCGATTTATTCCGCTATTAACACCAAAATCGAAAAGCTTGCAGGCTAAATCAATGCTGTAATCAGCTACATCATCAAGCGCAAGGCGTTGCCAATATTCCGCATCATAGACATCAATAGCCGATGCCTTTGGATAACCTTTCATGTCACCTTGATATCCGTGTTTACGAGCAACTGATTCTGTCACTCCCCAACAAGTAGCTCCGCCACGGTCGTCAGGGTTATTAACATAACCCCCCTCTCGCTGAATGACTTCTACAATTGCAGTATGTTTAATTTTGCTGTTATACATTAGCTAGCCTCCGCATAGTGCTTTTGTAATAGCTGTACAATTTGATTGTTTTGAGTTTCCATGCGCTCCATCATTTTTTCCAGTGGTGCAATGGCCTGCTCTAAGCGACGCTCCATGTTATGGGTCGTAATATATTTCTCAGCAGACCTAACTCGTTCATCGGCAATTTGTTGAGACATCGCATTCACCTTACTCCACAGCAAAGACAATACTCCGCCCACTACCAACACAATCAGAGTTAGTAACGCTATAAGATTGGTTGCATCCATATCTCAACTCCAATAAAAAAACCCACTCGAGGGTGGGTTTATGTAAATGTTTATTTGTGCTTTTGTGCTTTGCGTTTCACGGATACAAAAAAACCTGCTCAATGGCAGGCTTTTTATATACTTCTCGTAACTTAGCAAAATGATAGCTCTAGGCGTGTCATTATGTCAACAACTATTTAATCATTTAATCATTTAAGCATTTGTATGTTTGTTTGTTTGTTTGTTTGTTTTAACCATCAAATGCACTAAGTACATTAATTGATGACGAGTTACGCTTAAACTCTGGCTGATTAAACCTACTCATAACAGCCAATGCCTTGCCGTTGCTTGCTAGATATTGATACTGACCATCAGTGCCAACAATTTCCCATAACCCAATATTTTTAACTGGAGAACTTTCACATCGTAACCATTGTCGTTCATCAACTTCTTTATGCTGACACTTAACCGCATACCCTTTGACGCTAGAGTATGCATTGACATAAGCCAGCTCGACTTGATCAACCGCTTTTTGATGGCTACTACCAAAACCCAATAACATCACAACAGCAACAACTACTGTACCAACAACTAAGATATTTTTATTCATTTTTTTATCCTTGATACGAAATAAGCACATTATTCTAAATGCTTAGTTATAGGTATCAAGGTATAAATTTTAATCTGTATTATAGTGTTATACGACTTGCAACTCTTCCAAGTAACAACCAGCCTCTTTTAACTCTATAGATTTTTTACTTTTCACTGGCATTGTTCCTTTGTGCAAATTATGCAACCATATTTTTCCGTCATACTCAGCTATTACTTTACATAAACACCAGTGAACTCCGCCACGTTCTTTGTACATCATTACTTTCATTTTTTATAATCCCTAGCCGCATAACAACAAATTAAATCCAATCTCTAGAACCTAACGATATTGCTGAGCAGGATGAGCTGTCTGTTGTTGTGGTGCAGATGGATAACCACCTTGTGGCTGATTAGTTTGATACGCCTGTGGTGCTCCTTGTTGTTGAGCGTTGTTGTTACTATCCCAAAAAATAAACAACTTCAATGAACCACTATGGCCGATAGGGATAGTATCTAACTCAAGCTCAACACTTTCACCTTGTTGATTAGCCCACTTAGTAGCTCGACCCACAGTTGCATAACGATTTTTATTAACTGGTTGCCCCGATTGTGGATCTCGCTGATTGCTCTGATACTTTTCAGCTATGTACGCAATACGACCTTTATCTAATGGTTGTCTACTCATATTAACTCCTAATATTTAATTTTAAACTACCTGACGACTTGATAATTTCTCTTGTAGATTGTTATAGGGGTTTTGTTACCATCCCCTTATACCTTTCATGCCAAAGCATGTGCGTGTGACAATTTCCTTTTTCATTAGCACGATGCCAACCAGTCATAGCCCCTTGCACTGTATGACTTAAATGCTCTCTCCAACCACAACCTCGGCACTGAAATAACCACATATCACGCAACTTGCTGTAACGTAATTTAGGCTGACCAGAACAACCTAAACACTCTCTATGAACCTCATTGATTTTATTCCATCGGAAAATTGCACCACGCTTGGTATAAAACGGATCAGCATGATATTTACAGTTAGGACACGCAAGCATAAAAAGGCCACGTTTTTCATCGTGGCGCATTTCGGGTTCTGTTCCACACTCTGAGCAAGGGACTGCTTTAGGCAGCTGTTCCACGCATAACCTCCAACACTTTGGCTAATGCATGGCTATCAAATTCACCCAATATTTTTTGCATTTCACGCCATTTTGGCAACCAATCTCTACGCCAGTTACCATCAGGAACGTCAATTAACGTACGGATGTGAGACGGTAAGTGTGCTGGTTTTCCACGGTTTTTAATTACCTTATAATCTTGCACACAAAGGTAAGCCATCCCTTTTAATTTTTGACGGGTTTCTTCGCGCACATTACCTAACTCAGATTCAAATTCAGACCACAAAGCACATACGGCTCCAGACTCATGATCCCAATTATAACAATCACTATATGCGTACATTACCCAGTTTTTTTGTGAATCAGGCAACTCATTAACAACACGGACAACACGACTATCTTCAAAAGCCCAAGGTGGTAATGGCATCAAGCTTTTACCTTTGCGTACTTCACGACCTCTCACAAAAGACTCACCTCGCACCGATTTTTCAATCCTTTCTTCTTTTGATTTTGCTAATTTAATATGGGATGAAGGGATGCAATATTGAGTACCATCAAATAAAGACTGTCCTTGTAAATGTAAAGAATGCGCCTGAAATATTCTCACACGCATCCAGTCAAGTTGTTGCTCATTATGCGCCTGTCTCATTCCCCACCCCTATCTATATTGTCGTTGATGCATCTCTTTTACCGATGCACAACCAACGCATAAACGAACACCTGGCAACGCAGTACGACGCGCTTGAGGAATATCCTCATAGCAATCGTCACAATACACAGCGCTGGGTAAAACAGGATTAATGCTTGGCTTTATCTTTGATAAACTTGCGGCTAATTGTTGCTCAATAACTCCTTGAGCTTGGTCTGCTATATCACTCATCAGCCAACAGCCTTAACTACAATTAAATGAGAGCGCTTACTCATGCAGCCTGTTCCTTGAAATACTGCAAATAACTCACGATGCAAAACTTCAATAACATCTATAATTTCATCAGTATATTTTTGAGTATCAGCTTTATTATCATTGGCATCATAAACGCCATCTTGCGCTGGGGATGAACTGGCCACAACATCTGCAAACTCTCGCATCATTTCAGCTAAGTTAGACTTAGTAGCACAGCCACATTTGGTACTTTTTATATTAGGAACTGGAACATCAAGTACACCTGCTAAAGCAAGCAAGTCTTTTCTACATTCTGAGTGGTACGGCTCGGGCAAAGAATCAACCCAAGCCCATTTCCAAGACATTGGAAAATTCATTGTTGCACGTAAAATTCGACCAACTTGTACACCCTTCGCTGTTTTCCAGCGCTGGTACTCATCAGCCTTAGTAATGTTTGTTTCATCACTCAGCTCTAATGCTTCCAGCCTAGGTGTTAGCAATTCGATTGCAAACCGTTCAATACTCCACGGAGTGTCCTGAAGTAAGCGACTTGTGTGGTCTATAATTATTTTATCTTCCGTCATTTTTAGCGTCCTGTACGACTAAGTGTTGGGCACTCGTCATTTTTGCATATAAACAAATAATGTTGCAATGGATTTTTACGTATATGCAATTGAAAGTTACAAAAATATAGGTGATGATCACAAGATGAATTTAGGTAACGTCATAAGACGATTAAGAAAGGCCAAGGGATGGACTTTGCACAAAATGTGCGAAGAGATGAACTGTGCCACACAGCCAGGTCATCTTTCGCGTATAGAGAGAAATGAACTTCTCCCAAATGTTCTAATAGCGAGAAACATTGCACGCTCATTAGGTACCACTATCGACTTAATGTTGTCTGAATCTGAAGGTGGTCATCTTGCAAAAATTCAAGAAGACCCAATTCAACGAGTACCTGTTTTGTCTTGGGTGCAAGCAGGAACCTGGACTGACACAGAAAAAGCCATACTTCCTGAGATGTGTGAAAAATGGATTGTAGCTCCGAGAGCAAATCTTCCCCCTCGATGTTATGCACTAGAAGTTCGAGGCGACAGCATGCAGTCTCCATACAAAACAAGCTTTCCAGAAGGATGTTTTATATTGGTAGATCCAAATAAACAACCTGATAATATGTCTTATGTAGTGGCTATAAAAGCAGATACAGAGCAAGCAACATTTAAACAATTAGTCACCGACGGTGCAGAAAAATATCTTAAACCACTAAATCCACAATATCCCATGATGAAAATTGAACAAGAACTATTAATTTGTGGAGTTGTTTTTGACATGGTTTGTCATGTTGATTAGTCGGTTTAACTATACGTAAATTATTTATTTGCTAATAATTGAATTTTTGCGGTAAACTAACATAGCCATAGCTACCGATGTCTACTATTTTCTATAGGTGTATTAAGAAATGAAATAGTTTTTCAAGGGTTTATACCCTAAAACGAAAAAAACCTAAGCTGGTAACTTAGGTTTTTTAAGAATTATTTAGTATTTGAGGTTAGTATTGGGCTGGCACCCAAGTCAACACTACGAACAAACAATTGACATATGTAGTGTAGAACACTGACCTCAAGATTGCAATCATTTGATTAAATGCGTTTTTGTGCATTTGTATCTTTGTATATTTGAGGTTTTAATGTTTAATAAAAAAAGAACTACATTACAAAACTTTTATCAGGAACGATTTAACTCTGATCCCTATTCCCTTCTTGATTATTGTCACCACGACATTACTGATATAGCTGCAGACGTTCAAATCGACTGGAACAGCGTTTCTAATCATATAATTCTCAATGACGCTAAATTTCGCGGAAAAGTCGGAACACTAAAAAAAAGCTACAACGGAAAAGTAACTGTTTACGGTTCTATCAAACGTACTGCAGGTGGTATTGATTATCCACACATCAACTTTACAACTAAAAAAGATGGTGGCTATACAGCAACATTTGATGGCTATAAAGCTCTGCTTGAAATGTACGAAAGAGAAAAAGGCGTACAGTTAGAACCAGCAAAATTACAACAGTGGCAACAAGCACAAAAAATCAAACGTACCGAACGCGAAATCCGTCTTGCTGAATTAGCCAAAGAAGAAAAGCTAGCTAGAGATAAACGACAACGCGACCACTTAGAATATCAATCAGTTTACATCGGACAGATTACCACCCCGCAACCTCACGGGGCTGTCCGATTTTTATCCCAAGAAGATGGCTCATTCTCTTATTTACAACATAAAGAAATTGGCGAAGTCGTCAAAGCCATCGATCTTAAACGCCTACATGATGTACATGGTGATTTTGTTGGTGTTCGCCTACATGATGTGCATGGTGAATATATAGGATTACAGCGTTTATATGACAAGTTTAAGAAATATACTGTAGCTGTTGATGATCACCAATTCGATGGTGCTCATTGTATTATTGGTAATCTACATGATGCCGAGTGGGTTTATGTTTGTGAAGGTTTTGCAACTGGTGCAAGTATTTATTTAGCGACAAGTGTTCCTGTTATTGTCGCAATGAATGCTGACAATTTGAAAAAAGTAGTGCGTGAATACAAACGTGTTATGCCCGACCTTGCATTAATTAACGCTGCAGATAACGACGCATGGAAACCACATGTCGGCAATAAAGGCGCATTAACAGCATTAGAAATTCATAAAGAATTAAATGTCCGAGCTGTATTACCACAATTTTCTGAACTAGACGAAAAACAACTCAATACAAAACCAACCGATTGGAATGACTTGCATTGCCTTATCGGCTTGAAAGAATTGGCTAAACAAATTAAATCAAGATCCTGCAAGCTTAAATCTGAATCGCATTATTTTGATTATTGCTTACAACGATTAAAATATTCAGGTCAACAAAATTCAACTGATGAAGCATTAAAAGCCGTAGGTGCAGGTATGATGCTTTCACCTATCGTGCACAGTTCGGAAGATGTTTTTAATTATGTTATGGATAATTTACCAGCCGACTGTTCTATTAATCACTTTAAAGTGCGGAACAGAATAGTATGGTTAGCAAAAGGTAAATTACATAAAGCTAAGAGTTTACGATCATTCTCTCACCAAACATTATCAAAACCACATATTAACTATATTCGGCTAGATGGAAAATATGTTCCAGAACATAACAATGTCCTCTTGCCTGATAATATTTTAGACTTAGCAAGTAGCCTGCAGGGAAGTGTAATAGTACGTTCTCCAATGGGTTCTGGTAAAACAGAAAAACTTATCAAGCCATTAATGCATGCCGAAAACAAATCAGCGTATGTTGCTCACCGAATTTCATTAATCGGTGATGCATCAACCAGACTAAACATCAGCAATTATCAAGAAGTAATGGCCGTTGAAATGCCATATATTTCACATCTTGCATGTTGCGTAAACTCTATTATCAAACCTAAATTTAAAAATAATGATGGCCTAAGTTGGTTTGAAACTGTGAATACATTATGTATTGATGAAGCTAGCCAGGTAATGCGCCATGTTGCCAACGGTACTGTTGAAAATCCTGTAAAAGTGATGGACGGACTGATTGCTGCAATGAAAGCATCTAACCGAGTTTTACTCTGTGATGCTGATGCAAATGATGAACTGGTTGAACTATGTGAAATGGCAAGACCAGGTGAACCAATTTATATCATAGAAGTTGATGGCGGATGCGATCATATTAATATCTTACACACTGATGTAGATAGTGCATTTTCAGAAGTTATAAAATCTGCAGAACAAGGAAAAAAAGTGCTGGTTGCTAATGACTCGGCAAAAGACGGCATGAAAATGGTTGAAGTCCTCCTCGCAGAATTTCCAGCACTTAAAGTTTTACACGTACATAAAGACAGTAAAGCTGATGCTGCAGTTGAAGCGTTCCTTAATTCACCAAATACTGAATGTGTAAAATATGATGTTGTTATTTATTCCCCAGCAATTAGTTCTGGCGTTTCAATTACAACCAAGCATTTTGATAAACATGTTTCTATTTTCCACTGTGTTGTGCCTCCAACGGATGCTGTACAGATGATGCGTCGAGATCGTACTGCGTGTGATTATGTTTTAGGTATCGGAATTAACAATACGCAACGTGATACTGACAGAGAAGCTATTTACCGTGGCCTAGTTGCTGCAGATGAATTTACTGTCGATTTTGAGGAAACCTGTGACGAAATTATTTTAAGACGACGCAAGACTATTTTTGATGAAGTAAGATTAAGCACCATCGCTAGCGAAAACATGGCTAGAAATGATTTTGCCAACAACTTGTTATTAATTTTAATAGCCGACGGTTATCGAGTTGGTCTTATGGCCAAAGATGAATGTGACATAAAATCAGCAAAAGCAATGAAAGAATTCGGCAAAGCAATGGTTAAACAAAAGCGTAATAACATGGTGATGAGCCAAACAACACCAGATGAAGATACCTACCAAAAATTAAGCCGTAGTGAAGTACGCTCTGTAGAGGAATCTGCACAGATTGACCGCTATCACATGAAAAACCAGCTCTGTGTTGATGACATAGATTCAGATGTTATAGGTTTTTATGATGATCGTGGTATTAAAAAGGTTGCCGCATTGGAATTATTACAATCCACTGAAGCTGAAGCA